CTGGATTCATAAGCCATTTTGAGGTTATTGATAACTGCGCTCATGGCCATGTACTTACTCTGGCCGACTAGGATTTTATCGTCAGTAGAGTTTTTGATCTTAGTCCGATTGTCGTTGAAGTGAATGATGTTTTCGCCTTCAACTTTATCGTACTCGTTATCGGCTTTCAGTATTTTGTAGAAAACCTTTGGCGACTCGCTGTGCAGGTAAAAAGGAAGTTCAGCATCGTACTTGCACTTAATGATGTCGTGAGGGATTGTAAACAATGCCTTCACATTGCCGTTGCCCATGCCAAAAGGCATGAGCTTGTATATGTACTCGTTGCCGTAAACTTCGCGGAAAATTTTAGTCTGAATCAAAAATTCCTTGTCGCCCTGAAACCAATTCGGGTTTGAGATTAGGTTTATGATTCGCTGCCCTTCGGTTGTTTTCTTTTCGTTGCCATCAGCGTCAACTTCTTTCAGGCGCATGTTAGCATACGAGCGGGCTTTCAGTGCAATAGGGGCGTAAACTTCTGGTATGGTTTCGAAAGCCTCCATAACGTCGGCATCCTTGAATGTGTCAGCGGATGAGGCGAGAACGTACCAATATTGCCCGCCTTCCCTGCGCCAGCCGAGTAGATTTGTAAACGTCCTAATTAGCTTAGGAAATGTAGCTGCCATTCATATTCGTCTATGCAAATATACGTTTATTTGAGTATTCGCATAAACGAGTATACAAATATAACATTTGTGCCCGTTTTAAAGCCGATTACTCAAAGCCGCAAGCCTAGCCGCGTCCCAAAGGTGATTGTTTGCGTCTATTGGATCGTCCGTAGTAACCTTTAAACCGTTTACCCGGGCGGTTGCTTTGGTGTAGCCCATTTGCTCCTTACGCCACTCCGGGCAATCGACAATGTGAATGCGATACTTGCGCATGGATGAAATGCCAAACTTAATAGAGCCTGGGTAAGTGTTGGCGGATAGCACTCTTAATCCTTCCCTGCGGCATGCTGCGATCATTCCACGTCCTCCGCTGTCGCCTGACGGGTCGGCCCAGACCGTTACTCCCTCCGGCAAGTGTGCCTTGAGCAAAGGAATAAGCTCATTCGGGCTTGGCGTAGGTTGGTAGAACATCTTTTGCAAGTACATATCAGTACCCGATACACCCACCTTTACCAATGCAGACGGGCTTTCCGTATATCCAAAATCCAGGCCCCAGTAGATTTTTTCGATGTTTCCCGGAAAATTCTGAACCCAAACCACATTTGAGAATATCAACCCTTCGGGTGATCGTCTTTCACCCTCACCGTAAACCGACCAATTGTAAGCGTCAGCCGTGCCGGTTGCCTCGTTGTACTTGCACCGCTCCAGTTCGGACAGATCGGCCCGGTCAAAGCCTTTCGTATTGGCTTGTGTGTCGTATGCCTTTGCCAGGTTGACCGCGTTTACAACTTCATTAACCTGATCGCTTTTGGCCCCGAATGCCTTAGCAATGCGGGAGGCGGCAATCGGTTGGTAGCTTTCAATCTTTGACCGTTCGTTGGGCGATATGAACGGGTTATTGTGGTACGTGGTCTTTAGATAGCCCACGTCCGACCGTGGCATGACCGAATTGAAAATGTAGTGATCCGCGTATTTTGGGTTAAAATCCGCAAACCAAAACTTACGGCAGCGCATGGTAGACTGATCGAATACCTCTTTAGGTATGTCCAGAACTTCATTGAAGTACACGTAATCGGAGCCAGCACCCATAAATTTTGACAAATCGCCATCAGCGCCTAAAAAATTTACCCGGTTGCCGAATAGCTTAAAAGTCGATATTTCCTTTTTTCGTAAAAACGGGTTATCGGTTACGCCAAAGTCGCTAAGCCGCTTTGCATAGTCATCGTACAGGGTTGTCTTGAAGCTATTATACGTGTCGCGAATTACGTTTATCGTTGCGTTTGTTTCGAATGTGGAGGTAAGCATTACCTGAAAGTCAATCGCAGCCGTGGTCTTTCCGGATCGGCTTGACCCCTCTAAAAGCACCCCGGACTTTATGCCGCGCGTCTGGCACTCGGCTTGGTATTGCTCGTAGGTAATATGCTTTTTTTGGTAAGCGCTAAATAATTCACTGCGCTCTTTGTGCCGGAGTTGTTTGGATAAAAACGAAAGATTGGGATTGATTAAAGGCATTTACTTTACTACAGTCGCAATCAGTTCCCCGTTTACGATCAAATCACGCACCACGACGCGCTTTGTTTCGAATAGCACCCCCGCATTAGTGTGCCCGCAATAATAGCAGCACCTGGAAACGTAACGGGCGCGGTGTTCATTCAATACAGTTTCGCATGCCGGGCATATCTGCACGGTGTAATACTCGCCCCAGCGCGACCCTGGCGGCATATACTGGTCGGATATCCGCTTTACTTGCGTCATCTTAGCGCGGTCGGTTTGTTGGCCGGGAAATGGAAAGAGGTCATTCCGCTTTCAATTGATCCGGGAAAAGGTCTGAGGTTGTCTTGCGGGTGTCAACAATTCCCGTAAAATCCACGGTCTGCTTTGCTTTGCCCTCGGTTCGGTCAAAAATCTGTTCAATCGCCCTTATATCCCCGTCGTTGGCTTTTTTTATCAGCTTGCGAATGATGACTTCCTGAAACTGACGTTTTTCTTTTTTGCCCTGAATTTCAACCTCTATTTCCTCCTCGAGCATTTCCTTTAGGATGGTCGAAAGGTTACGGCTACCCTTTGGCCTGCCTGACGGGTTAGGTGACGGGTCGCCTTCCTTCCACGGTTCTTTAAGGTTTTCAGGATTAGGCATTAATTCGGTGTTTTATCGGTGTTTTGAGCGATAGGATGGTGCCGCCCCTCTTCTGCAACTTGGAAAGCTGCCGCATTAGCTGTTATGCTACTATCGCTTATTTGCCTTTCGGCTAATGTTATTTTTTTACCCTTATACATTCCTGCTCTTTTTGGTTCCACGTGGAACGATCCCGTTTAGCCGCAAAAATCAAGATTAACAGGATTATAAATACGGATAAAGTCAGGTAACGTTTCATTTCTCTTTGATGTACGGCTTACCAGCAACCCTGATAACCTCGAAGTTGCGGAGGCACTCGTGTTTGCCCCGGTACTTTGTGACCGATTTGGGGTAGCCTTTGATGAGGTGATAGACGTAAACGTGGCTGATGTTGTGTTTGCGGGCAAATTTGGCCGGGGTCAATAGTTCGTCCATGAAATAGCTGTTTTAGCCGCAATTATACAAAATTTGCCGCTTATATAAAAATATTTACAAAAATATTATTTAGTGTTTTTTGGTTTGGTGTAAAGTGTTTAAATTTGTTAAGTAATTAAAACGGGATATGAAAACTTGGCCACGCGAAACAACAATACCGGGATGGTATAACGAAGAAATTGAAATGACCGTTAGGCTGCATGAACAGCAGTTACAAGAGGGCGGGGAAATTATACACGAAATTGAAGTGGTAAACAACCCCGAAGGACTTAACGACCGCGATCTAATTGAAAGCATTATGCATCACTTTAGCGATTCTTTTGGCAAGATGTTTACAGACAACCCTCAAATTATAACTTTATAACTTTTAAACCAATAAAAAAATGAAAGCATTTGTAGAGGAAATTCTTCAACCAAACGGAGACGGCCACTATCATGTATTTGGAGCGCACCGCGCTGACGACGCTTACCGCAAGTTTACCCAATGTTTTGTATTTAATACTAACCCTGAGTTTGACCAAAAAGTATGGGGTAAGGCTTTAGCTTATAAACAGGCGATAGAGTATGCTAAGCGAATTGAAGAAATGACGGCAGAAAATAGAACAATAATTTACCAAACGCCTGATTGATGAGCGCACATAAACGAGACTTTGAAAACATAAGGGAATACGAACAGTACCTTGAAAACGCACGAAATCACTTTAAAACAATTAAACAATTAACGAAATGCCAATTACAGCAAAGCAACCCGAAACCAACTACCAAATCTGCCCCGCAGGTAACCACATTGCCCGATGCTATCAAATGATCGAGATCGGCACGGAACCCAACGAATACCAGGGAGAGGTAAAGCGCCAATACAAGGTGCGTATCGTGTGGGAACTACCCAACGAAAAGACGGTATTTGATGCCGCAAAAGGTGAGCAATTTTTTTCAATCGGGAAGGAATATACCCTATCAATGCACGAAAAGTCAACCCTTCGGCACGATCTTAAAAGCTGGAGGGGTAAGGACTTTACCGAACAAGAGGCCAAAGGATTTGATATTACTAAGCTACTTGGTGTTGCCTGTATGCTTAACGTAATCCACGAACCTAAGAAAGACGGCAGCGGCATGAGGGCAAAGGTGGCAGGTATCAGCCCACTACCTAAAGGCATGACCGCCCCGACTGGAGTAAATCCCGTGTTTGTGTTTAGCTTTGATGATGCTGACTTTGATACGAAAATACTGGCCCTGCCGGAATGGTTGCGTAGCCGGATTGAACAAACGCCAGAGTTTGCCACAAGAGTGTCAGGGCCGCAGTTGACGGCCAAACCGTTTGACGACCTGCCTTTTTAAATGCCTATAATTGCTAAATCCAGCGACCACTACGATGAGTTTGAAGAATGGGAGGAGGTCTATTTTTTGCGCAGCCAAAACCGCGTATACCTCTACCCTTTCTCCATGCACCTGGAAAAGCTCAACATGAGTATTAGCGAGGCGATGATAGCGACAAGACAACGAATTGAAAGAGAAGATTATGCTGAAACTAAGCGCACAGTTAGAGGGGATCAGTAGCCGGGCAGACCGGTCTTGGAAACTGGTTTTTGGAACGCAGGAATTAAGCCCCGAAGAAATCGGCAAGTTGGGACAAATGCAGAACGCGGTTTGCTTCTTGGCAATAAACGAGAACGCATTTTTAGACCCTGAAATAGAATTGATAAAAGACACTAAGGCTGAATTGTTGGAGACAGGCAAGAGCCATAGCCAACGGCTGCGCGGGGTGTTGTTTGTGAACTGGCAGAATGAGTCGGAGGGCTATGAAAATTTCCACGATTACTATATTGTAAAAATGGACAAGATTATTAATCATTTTAAATCTAAGTTACCATGAGCGCAACAACATCAACCCCGGAACCCATGCGAAAACTTGTAATATGGTTTTTGCTGCTGATCGTGGCAATAATGGCCATGCAC